ACCTAAAGAAGCAATAGCCCAAGAAGAAAATCAGGTTGAACAGCCATTTGCTACCCAGGAAGCAAGTGAACCTGCACATCCAGGTGACCCTTTCGAGGAGTTGTTTACAGAAGATACCCCTGCATTTGGTACTCCACAGGAAACTGTGGAATCAGTAGAGACTGATGTTAAGGAGGAGGGTGTTGCGAAACAAGACCCGAATCAACATCAGTATTGGCAAAGTCAGTATGATAAAGTCAAGGGTGAGTTTGACAATTTACAATCCAAATATCAGGAGGTAGAATCGCTTGAGCCTATAGCCAAGTATATACAACAGAACCCTGGTGTACTGGATAATGTCACACAGTCGCTTTCCAATGGTCAACAGGCAGGGCAAGTCCCTCAGGAACCTCAGCCTGAACCATTGAAGAGACCAGATAGACCGACAAAACCAGCTGAATATGATGCAATTGATGCATATAGTGACCCTAATTCCGCTAGCTATAAATACAAGGAAGCTATGGACGGTTACAGGGATGGCATGATTGAGTTTCAGGAAAAGAGAAATGAAGCCATGGAAGGTGCTTTACGGCAGGAGGCTGATAGACAGCAGCAGATGATTCAGCGTCAACAACAGGCTCAACAGATGAATAACGTAAAGACACAGCTTACACAAGGTTATAGTTTCTCAGATACTGATGCTGATCAGTTTATATCTGAAATGGCACAACCAGAGTCTATTACAATGGATAACCTGGTAGCGTTATGGAAGATGAAACAATCCCCTTCAGGCGAAGTGTTAGCTAATCAGCGTAAAGCTGAGGAGATGCAACGCCAGAAAGCTAAACTTAACATACCGAGTACTGTAGGAGTAGCACCTGCAGAGGCAACTACGCAGGCGAGTGTAGAAGATAGGGTAATGGATGCATTGATTGACGATTTTAAGTCGCAAAATCCCTTTTAAGGAGGATTTATTATGTCTACATTCTATAGTGGACAAGGCGGACAGGGCTTAAATAGTGGTGTCAGTATTGATGACTCTAGGCGAATGTTTGATTTCGGTAATAGAGTTGCAGAATTGGCCCCTCAGCAGAGTCCTTTCTTTGTCTACCTAAGTAAGGTTGCTAAGAAACCTACAGACGATCCAGTCTTTAAATTCTTAGAACAAAGGCATCAGTGGCAGCGTCGGAACTTTGAAATAAAGACAGCCGATACTCTCGCAGATGCAGGAGCTATTACTGCTAATGGTACAAATACTCTTGCAGCAAATGAGGATTTACTACTCACGGCAAAGTATGACCAGTATGGAAAAATTTCTTCTGGTTATTCTTGTGATTTTATTATGCCTGGGGATGTAATTGCTCTTGAAGCTGATGATGGTGTTGTGTATAAGTTCAGAGTTGACCCTGATACTACGTTAACTACTGGTACAGGTACATTCTCTCAAACTGGTACTAACAAAGAGATGCATCACGAGACGGATAATGCTTTGACAACTATTGTTGCAGAAGCTGTTATCCCGATGCAGGATGTTCCTGAAAATACTGTAATGTCTGTTGGGAATAAAGGTCAAGTAATTGGCTCGGCATTTCCTGAAGGCGGTACAGCTCCAGAGGGTTGGCAAGATAAGATGTTCGATAGAGAAGGATATTGTCAGATATTCAAAACTGCAATCTCCACATTCTCTGGAACAGCTATGGCTACCAGTTATCGCGGTATAGCAAACGAGTTCAAACGTGTATGGGCTGAGAAGCTTATGGAACACAAAATGGACTTGGAACAGGCTTTACTGTTTAGTACTGGTGCTGCAAGTAACGAGCAGTCTACTACTGCACCAACTAGGACAACTAATGGTATAGTACCTTATACTGAGTCTAATGGTAAAGTGTACAATATGAGCTATGCTTCTTCTGGATATGATGCTTTCTTGGATGCAATGGAAGATTTCTTTGCACCAGAGAGTGGAAATTCAGGGAATAAGCTTGTATTGTCTTCACGGAAGGTAATCACTTACCTGAATAAGCTAGGTAGCGGTTCATTTATGAACAATTCAGTCGGTGCTGACCAGTATCGTTTGGATGTTAACTCTATTCCAGGTCAGTTTGGTCATACAGTCACAAAGGTTAGCACTATATTTGGTAATCTTCACTTTGTTCAGGAGCCTTTGCTTCGCGGACCTTGGGAGAATTACTGTGTAGCTGTTGACATGAAGAATGTCGCTTATCGTCCATTGGTCGGTAATGGCACTAATCGTGATACCCACATATTAACCAACGTACAGAATAATGATGTAGATGGTCGGAAGGACATGATTCTAACAGAAGCAGGTCTTGAAATATCCGTACCAGAAACTCATGCTGTATTGAAGTTCGCATAAGGAGGTATTGAAATGGCTTGGACAAAAACAACTAAGGGTAAATCAGTACTTCTTCAGGAAACAGTTACTATAGCTGATTCTGGCGGTGCTAATGCAACTTATATACCAACATCAGTTATTCCTAATGATTTGCTTGATTGGGAAGATAAGAAGTTCTCTGTTAGTTTAAAAGTTACGGAAGTATCTGCTACTGATGGAGATGTTGATGCATATGTTCAAACATCACCTACTGGTCTTACGACAGGAGATGTTGTAACGCCTGGTAGTGGAGTACACCCAAATTGGATAAACTCAGTTACTCTAAATTATACTATAGATACATCTGCTACAAGTGTAGCTTCATTAGAAGCTGATTGTACAGATATTTATGGTCCCTATATGAGATTCTGGTTATTCACAGATGGGGCGGATATTCAAGATGCTTGTTCGATTCAAGTTTCAGTAGCTGGGGTTGCTGGAAGTGAACAACAAGGGTTACAATCTGATGATTTCACTAATGGCGTAGGTGCTGACCCATCATAAATCTTAAGTTGACGAGGTAATAGCGTCATATACAGATCAAGGCTTAGGGAGGCTCAATACCTCCCTGAGCCACTAAAGTGTTAGATAAGTATTTAAATAAGGATGGCTCTCTGAATTATCAGAAGCTATATAAGGATATGGAAAAGATAAATGGTTTTAATGCAAAGGCTCGAAGAGAGAAACATTATATCCATATTACTACAGCTTATAAGGCACATACAAAACCAGAAGAGGTACCATTTTAATTATGAGTAAGAAAGGAAAAGTTGTTTACAGTGGTAGTGTTGGTACTCCATATCAAAGTGGAGTAAAGCCAGACTCTAGGCGTAAGCTTAACCAGAAGAAGAAAAAGAAGAAGTGACTCAAAAGAATATGATAGAGATGGTGCAACAGCATCATCCTGACGTAAGTGAGACTCAGATACGCATATGGTTGAATCAGGCATTGCGTGAGTTCTGTAGGACTACAAGAATAATAGAGGGTGTAGATACTTCTTTAACAACTGGTGGTGATAGCAGTACAACAGATTTGCGTTTTTATGACTTACCAACTGGTGTATTAGAGGTTACAAGTGTAGATTTTGATGGGTATACCATTCCAAGATTGATTGGTAGACCAGATTTAAGGGATTTAACATAATGGCATTAACAGACCAGCAAGACCATGTATATTGGATAGAGCGTGATAAGATTGGTATAGCCAAGTACGATTCCAGTGAGGATAAGGATAATCAATTTACTGGTCCAGCTGTAGGTAAGGCTATTACATTATTTGTTGTAAAGGAAGCCACTGCCTTAACTGCAGATTTAACTGAGAGACCTGGAATTCCTGAAGAATTCCATGATGCCTTGATATTCAGGGCTATCCAGAGGGGATATGAGTTAAGAATGGCTCAAGACCCTAAAATAGTTAATACTGCATCTTATTTCAGGGCTGGCTTTGAAAAGGCTGTAAAAGAAGGTAAAAAGTATGCTAATAAGGGTAGGGATGGCTCTGGTTATCATATTAAACATCATGATTTTTAGGAGTGATATAGATGGCAACATTTAGTGAAAGAGTAGCAGATTTAGTAGGTTCTGTTTCTGAAGCAGCTGCATTGTCAGTATGGCTTAATGATGGTGTTCTTGATGTTACTAAGAGAAGTATAATGATAAATCCAATAGATGCAGAGTTGTTTATTGCTGAGACAGACCCATTAACAGCTAATGCTCAGAGTGTTGCATCATCTAAAATATTTACAGTTGTTAGAGAGGATGGTACTATTAATCAATGGAGACCATGTAGGAAAATATCTGCTGCAAGGGAGTATTTAGTTGTAGATACTGGTAGTATACATTTAGCTACTAAAACTAATCCAGTCTATTTTGTAGATGTAAATAGTACTGTAAATGTATTTCCTGCTCCTTCAACTACTGGTGATAGGTTTAAGGTATATTATGTAAATGAGTCTCCTAAAGGAGATGGTACTGCAGATGCACTTGCAGCAGGACATACTACAATAGGTTATTTTCCAAGTGATAGAGTACATTTAGTAGTATTATATGCTTCATTGCAGGAACTCCAGAGAAAGATGGCAGATAATGTTCTTAGTATTACTGCTGTGCCTCCAGATGTACCTGTTCTTTCGGTAATTAACTTTAGTGGACCTAGTTCTTTAGATGCATCTACTCCTACGTTTACCTATACAGCTCTTGGTTCAGTAACTGACCCTGGTACTTTTACTTTATTGGCTGTACCTCCTGATGTACCAGATAGTCCAACTTTTACATTAGGGAGTGTTGGTACTGTCCCATCATTAGCATCATCAGAAACATTCAGTGAATATCTTGATTCAAGTCCTTTAGGGCATAATGATCCAGATGCTTTTGTATTATTATCAGTACCTCCTGATATACCTGTTTTAGAATCATCTTCTGTTAGTATAACTGGTACTGCTCCCTCATATGATAAACCTGAACAGGTTTTTGATATTGGCCAGTTTAGTACATTTTTAGTAGACGATGAAGACGTGGAACTTGCTCAGGTTCAATTAGGGAGACTTCAGCATGAATTGGGAGAATATCAGGCAGATATTCAGAATGAATTAAATGAATTTGATAAAGAAAATGTAGAATATCAGGCTGAACTACAAAAAGCTTTAAAAGATGCTGATATTGGTAGTCAAGAAGATGCAAGAGCATTACAGCAATATCAAGCCGAGGTTCAGGGATATCAAACAGAAGTACAAGCTGAAGTACAAGAGTATACTCAGAAATTCAGTAGATATACT